TACCCACCTACAGGTGTTGGGTTAAACGGCGAGTAAAGCTTTAGGTCTTCACCGTCAGAGTCCCTACGTGTTTGAGTAAGGGCTACACCCTTCATATCCATTACAAAACGTAAGGCCTGATTTCTGAGGATACCTTCTCCTACAACGTCTTCTAGAAAGTTTCTTTCACCCGTAAGTGGATTACCCTTAACGTCCCTCACGTAAGGATTACCTCTTGCGAAGTCAGATAACTGTGCTGCGACATCTCTTGCCATAGTTTGAGGGTACGTAAAGGTAGCCACAATGTTGCCTAGTCCCTTAAGGGCAGCCTCATTAAACTCACCATCCTTGATAGACGCCGCAAGGTCACCCACAAGATCTATATCAAAGCCTAAGTCTCCCATACCTGCCAGTACTTCGCTGGCGTTCTTAGCAAATGCCTCACCGCTGATTGGTAGTGGCTCATTGCCAAACAACCCAGACCGCCAGACTAGGTCACCTATTAGGAGGTTAGCCGCCCAAGGACCAGCTGTTCTACCTACGTCCACCTCGGCACCAGTAGCTGTGACAATCTTGTCGTAGTCTATTTCACCATTCTTTTGAGCAGCAATTACGACACCACCTATAGTAATCATAGCCCCTGTCATTTGTCTGGCTACTCTATCTTTACCTGTCTTAAACTGGTCACCCAAGTACGATACTGACTTAGCGTCCTGTTTGTATAAACGCTTCTCCAGTTGGTCTAGACCACCAGTCGCTATACCTATGGGCGTGTAGTCGTTTATGTATTCCAAGTGGTTCGCTACATACCTAGGGAACGGAATGTTTAGACCTCCAGAAATAACAAACGGAAACTTCCTGTGAGCCTGCTGGAGTCCAACAGCACCCCTACCAAATAGAGACTTATCTCCCTCGTACCCACGTTGAAATGTAAAACGTTTAGCGTAGTCCGTTGCGTAGTCTACCACACCCGCAGACCTAGCAGCCTCAAGGTCAGTATGCTTTGATAGGTAATCAGAAAAGTTTGTTCCTAGGTTTGGATCATTCAGTTCCCTCAGCCTCCTGTCAAATGCCCCATAGAAAGAACCCTGCTTGAAGACAGCATCGGTTGCCATGTTAAGGGTGTTCACAAACCTAGCGGATCTATTTAGAAAGCTGTCTGATTTAGTTAGGTCACCCACCCTCTGCGTCTCATAGAATAACTCAGTGAACTTAAGAGGGGCATCCTCAAGGAGCATAGACCCAAGGACTTCTGATTCTTTTCTATTGACTGTAAAGCTTTTTAAAACTGAGAGGGTACCGCCAGTCCACCCTCTCTGCACTGAACCGTCTGGCATCTTAGTACCTACAGTACTGTTCAAGACATCCTTCCAGAAAGAGTCGGACATGTCAGCTACGACATTGTAACCACCCGTTGCAACGTTTGCAGCTGTAGTGCCTACTTGAGAGGTCATGAAAGCAATTCTAGTTTGGTCTAAGTTTTGCAAGAGGCTATAAGCACCACCCCTCTCCAACCTACTAAATATTTCTGTAGCCTCGTTCCCTGTGAAGACGGAAGCACCCTTACTTGCTAGGATGTCTAGCTCTTGGGTCATAGCCTTCTTAAGCTTAGAACCTTCGGCAAGGACTTTACCAGCCTTAGACAACTCAGCTAACCAAAGGTAAGACATTTCTTCAGAGGAAAGATTAAACTCTCTACGGATGTTTGTTAGTTGCTCTGCCTGTACAGATCCATCAGAGATACCTCGAGCTACTGCAGAACTGACACGCTCCCCAGGTCTTAGCTTCAGAGTCTCCTTTAACTTCAGACTAGCCGCAGCAATACCTCTGACTGTGTTCATGTCTAGACCAGGGGCGATCAACTCGTTAGCTCTTTCGTCTAGCATACGGCTGAAGATCATCTCACCTTCTTTAACTGCGTCTTTGCTCAAAGGGTCCAGTGTCTTACCTGTTTCTCTTGCTCGGAACATCTGAGCTAGGTCCACGATATCACTCATAGTGTCGTTGATCTGTTCATCTGAAAGACCACTAGAGGTTATTGAATCCATAGCTGCTTTTGCATTTGCTTTAGCGGTATCACTAGCCTTCTTGGCTTGATCAACTAGAATGTCAGCAGCTTTATTTCTGGATGACTGTGTCCAAGCACCGCCGAACCCACCAACAACCGCACCTAGAGTGCCATCTATTGTAGCGTCAATAGCCAAGTCACCAACGGTGTAGTCGTATCCTTCAATAACAGCTTCCCTTGTCTCACCCCTACCATAAGAGGCTACACCCCCTACAGCAGCTTCCCCAGCAAAAGAAATGCCTGCAGCCTTGAGGCCTTCCTTAGTCACACCCTTCTTAACTGTCTCCTTAACAGCTTGCTTGGACAGCCCCTCGGCAAGAAGCTTGTTAGCATACGACCTAACAGCCATTTGACTGGCTTTAGCAGTAGCCTTAGCGGCAATCTTAGACCCTACACCAAAGCCAAATGTAGCTGCAGTTACAGCCGTTGAAGGGGAAGCGATAAAAGAAGATGTGTAGTCCCAAGCTGTTTCAAAACCTCCAGTACCTCCACCCTCGGATACATCGTAGGCCTGCATTAGTTTTCCGAAGGCAAGCTTTCCCGACTTCGGGGCTTCCTCTTCCGACTTTTGTACATACAACAAATCAAAGACAGCTGTAGCCTCGTTCATAGACTGCCATCTCATGTGCTGTGCAAAGTCGTCTGCAAGTTGGTCAGTGTCCTCCAGCTGTTCAGGTGTGTAGTTGTACCTACCTCCAGAGAAGAAAGACTTAAGGTCTTCCTGAAACTCTTCCTGGTCCAGTAACTCGTTAAAGTACTTTCCTTCAGCTTGCTCTACGTAACTCATCAGATATCTCCTAACGGAGAACCAGTACCTGTACCAGTACCTGTACCTGTACCTGTACCAGTACCTGTACCAGTACCTGTGGGGGCTTTGAAAGGTTCCCAGTTAAAGCCAGGTGTAGTAATTGCCTCATCTATCTTTTCAAGAACAGTGACTGCAGGTACGTTAGAACTGTTTTCAATACTACCAATAACCGTACTTAGAGCAGACACTGGGCTGAAACTGTTTGTAGGATCTTCTGCTAACTCTACCGTCTTTTCAGTAAGGTTATTAAAAAGTATTTGAACATCTGGTGCGGCGTCCTGGCTGAACACAACATCACCTACGTTGTTAATAGAGAAGTTAGTATCGTACATTGTACTGAGGGATGAGGCCAGCTGTGCTTGAATAGACTTCCGATCTGACAGTTCAATACGTGGCCCCTTAGTAGAGTTTAGCCTAAATGCGGGTAGCCTTGTCCTTCCAGAAGACTCAGTGGTTTTTAAGAACTGTTCTTGGAGTTCATTGAGGTCTCCCATTGCGTTAATAAGACCCAAGGACATGTCCTCTTCTGTCTTGAAGCTTTCACCTTGCAGACCCCTTGATACTGCAGCAGCAAGAGCCTCGTCGCCTTCTACCTTTTCGTCCAGAAATGCTGATAATGTTTCTACATAGTTCTCTGACAGCTTACCATTCTTTGTTAACGTAGCTACCTTGTCTATTTCAAACTCTAATTGACCAGACATTTCAAGCGCCCTAGCAGACTTAGTGGAGAAGCCAAACCTTTTAGCTTGGGAAACCCTTGCCCTTGAAGCCTTAAGGGATTCCCTACGATCCTGTATATTTTTCAGACCAGTCTTAAATAAGTACTCACGCTTTACAGCATTGATCTCCGCAACCTTAGCCTTCTTCTCTGCGACTTGATCGTTGTATGCTTTAGCAAGACTGCCAGCTATCATTATTTTCTTGAATGACATGTCTTTATCCTCTCGCCATTAAGCCACGGGATTTACTTTGAGGCGCTTCCTCAGCCAGTGCATCGGCTACGTCAGAAACATCTGGTGATATCTCGCCTTCAGTATCCTGAGCAACATCAATGTCAGGCACTGCCTCAGCAAACTCACCAAGCATTTCGTAACCCTCGTCCCTCTCTTCGATGGGTGTCTCAGCAAGAGCTTTATCAAGTAGGATACCGACCTTATCTTTCTCTTCTTTTTCCGTTGTCTCTGTATTCTTAAAATCATCTAAGTATTCAACACCAGCTTCTTCCGCTGTTGAGGCTATGAACTTGTGTATGACAGGGGCAATGATCAGACTGATGTCAAGGTTATGGATACCCTTGGCTACAGCTATGGTAAGTGCAGCCTGAGTTGCATGTTTAACTGGAAGCCCATACTCAAGGGTGAACAGCAAGTTATCCAATCTCTTTGGATCAGACAGCTTCTCCATATGCCAGATGACTGCATCGTTAGGGTCTGTAATCTCTGGAGGTCTCTCGTACAGAGCATTACGTGGGGTCTTGGTTAGGGATTGCCCTGGGATAGGTCCGTCCATTATACTTCACCTCTAAAGTTTTCGACTAAGTCTAAGTACTTAGGTACGTAAGGCATGATATGTTCCTCAGATAGACCTAAGCCTCCACTATCTAGGGCAGGTCCGTCATGGTGAAGAGCGTACACGTAGTCGTTGCTGTAACCCTTTTTCCTAGCCATCCTAAAGTTATCTGAAGTATGCTCAAGAACCGCTTGAACCTGCATGTCCACATCCCACTGATTCTCAGGGAAGATGCCATAACTTTTACCTGTCTTGTCAATAAACTGCCCTAAGCCTCTGGCACTGCTAGACTTAGCTGCTGCGTCTGGATTGAACCCTGACTCATACCTAACAGTTGCGAGTGTGTAGGCAATCTCGTAATCTGTCATGCCTAGCTTGCTCCCTACATCAACAATCTTATTGACTATCTCTTGCTGTACAGCGGGGCTAACGTCACCAGCCCTACGGGAGTTACCCCTTAGCTCACCTTCAATCAGAGGGGAGTCGAAGTAAGACTGAGGGGCAACCTCACCAGTTTGGACACCCTTCTTACCGTACAAGTCCTCTGAGAGTTGGATTGGGTTGTAAGACTCTTCTGGTTTATTCTCGCTGGCATCTTCCTCGATACCCTGAATCCAAGAAGCCATGTCTAAGTCAGGGGCTAAAGCTCTTTCCCTAGATGCACCGATATCCGACTGACTAAAAATCCTCCTAACACCTTGGGCACTACTCTTCATGGAGGCCTTGGTCTGCTCCGCTTGAGCCTCACCTAAGGCAAGCATCCTCTTAGTCCTCTCTCTTGAAGAAGTACCAGCAGCTTTAGTTGTGGGGTCTTCCTGCTGTTTAGCGAACCTGTCAAGCTGGTCGTACTTCGTCATGTAGTTAGTCTTGAAAGCCATTACTTTTATCCTTTAGTATAACCAATCAAAGAGAGCCTTAGCAATCTCTTGGTTAGCTCCTATTTCTGCTTGGAGTTTAGCTGCATCAAGTTCAGCATCAGCGGCAAGTTTCTGTAGTACAATTGCGTTAGCCCTGTCCTGATCGTTCTGGTAAGAATTAAACACGTAGTCCATCTCGTCACGCTCACGCTGCCAGATCTCATCTATCTCAGCCTGTGTTAAAGCATTCTGCTCTTTGGCTACGTACAAGGCTCTCTCGTTAGCAGCCGATTGGTTTTGTGTAGCAGCTGTCTGTCTCCACTTAGCGTTAGCTTGAGCAACAACTAAACTATTTGAGATCATAAACTGTTTAAAGGCATTGTCTTGGGCTACATTAAATTGATTGGTAGAGTTTACAGCACTGGTATCAAACTGTGCGATAGCGTTGGTTTGGTCTGCGTTGAACTTAGAAACATTAGCTTGAAGGTCAGCAAAAAACTGATTTGTCTGGTTCTCAGATGCAGAGTTAAACTGTGCCGCAGCATTCTCAGCAGCTTGGTCCGTGAAGAGAGCCTGAATATTTTGCTGTGCCCTGAACATCTCGGTCTGCTGCCTATTATTAAGATTAGACATATCCATACCCAAGAAGGACTGAGCGTTCTGAACAGCTGCTTGCTGTCTATTATTTAAGTTAGCCATATCAAGGTTAGCTAAAGCAGAAGCCTCAGACATTACCATAGCTTGATCGTTAGATAGGTTAGTTAGAGCCATCGTGTTAGCTGCACGAGAGTTCTCTAAGGCTACCTGCTGTTCAGCAGTGAAGTTCATGTTGGCTATATCAGATATCTTAGCGGCGTTAGCTACTCTAGATTGAAATGCCTGATCAAACTCCATGCCCATAAAGGTAGCACGTTGTTGTGCGGCAAGCATAGCACGTTGCTGTCTATTAGACAAGTTCTGAACTTCAAATTGTGCCTGTACCTGTGCATCCATCTGAGCAATAGGCAGGGCCGCTTCCATAGCTGCTTGAACAACTGCTTGACCAGCCATACTAGATGCACCTAAGCCACGAGCAGACAAGGTAGCCATAGCTGTGCGCATGGAACCAGCAGCCCAAGCAGGGGTTTCCCCACCCTCAAAGTCAGCCATCAAAGATTCGAGTTGACCCGCTACTGTAGCTTGCTTGGTAGGTGTAGCCGTTGCAGCCTGTATCTCTTCATTGAACTTAGACGCAGTTTCAGCATTAGCTACAGGCGATATCAACTCACTTTGACCAGTTACAGGGTCAGCTTCAATCTTACGCTGCACAGGGTTGTTCATCAGTACTGCAGCGCCTTGAGCAGCTGTTAGGTCAGACACTGCAGACTTATCTTGCTGAGCCGCATCTACCTGAGCTTGCTGTGAGACAACGCCCTCTTGTGCTTTTGTTTCCTCTGTAACCTTCTTAACTTCAGGTGCAACAGTAGTGGGCGCAAAGGTAGAAACTTGGGCTGTCTGAGGGGAGGTAGCTTGGGCAGCAGTACCAATAGTGTCAAACCCAGCTGTGGTAGCTGCTTGGTCTGGCCCTGTTTGAATCTCTTGGTCAGCTTGAGGGGTGATGTAGCCGTAGTTAGGGGCAGCAACATTAGTAGAAGGGGTGACTGAGTCAGGACTAGTCAAGCCACCTGTAGCAAGGCCTACTGTCTTAGTATCTGTCTCAGCAGTAGGAGAGCCTTGCATTGCTCTAGCTTTTCGTTCCAGCTTTTTCATAAGGGATCTAGCCTCAGGCTTAGACTGCATGAAAGCTTCCATCTCGTCCCCTTGTTCAGACCCTGTATAGCCTGTCTTGGAAAGGATGGTGTATTTTTGTTTGTTGCTAAACATATCCAGCATTTAGATTACCCTTACTTATCTAAGTTCATCCATACTGCACCAGCTATAAAGGTGAGCATAGAGACTGTTATTACTTTTGTTACTGTATTCCAAATAGACTTACGAGTGTCACGCCAGGCCTCTAGTAAGCTGCGCATCTCAGTAATATCTTTCTGTGCGGAGTCATCGAGCAAGCCAATAGAAGCCAGTGCCTCCTTCGCACCCTTACGGGCAGCACGGTCAAGCATAGCTTCAAGTTCTTCATTTGTGATTGTTGTTTGACCCATGCTCTTTAGTACCTATAGTTAGTGAGTAAAGGATAGCTAAGTTATAGCATTTATTGGTATACTTGTCAAGTCAAGACAGCGTTTACTTTATCTCTTGAGCCAGTATAGCAGCACCCCAGATTAGACCTGCACTACCTAATGCGAAGATAACGATAGCAGCTACTATTGTAAGAGCATAAAAGATCTTATCTCTCTTTGCAGCCTCAGCCTCAAGTGCATCCTTGCGTCTTTTACGTGCTCGTGCTTGCTCATGTACTACACTCTCCCACATACCTGGAGGTCCATACAGCTGACATATAGAGCGGAGTTCATCTGTAACTTCTTTATGCTTCATCTTTGCTTGAGCAATTGCAAAGCCTTCTTCTTCTGTAGATGTTAAACGGCCCAGTGGTCCTTTGTGTCTACCCTTCTCTGCAACACCAATCTCTGCTTCAAGATTAGCAAGCTTACCAAAAGCAGGCATAAGACTGTTTACATCTTTACCCGCCTTTACTGCACTACTGATACTACCAGCGACTGTACTTACCGCACTTGCAAGAGCTAATACTTCAATCATCTTACTTAGTCATGTCCCTATGATCTCTGTTGATGTATCGTAGTTCACTCTCCATAACGGCTATGCGTTGCTTAAGCTTATTGATCTCATTAATAGCTAAGGTCATAGAGGCAAGCTCATCCCATAACTCTTCTATGTCACTCCATACGTACTGTATCTCTACGCCATTGCTTTCAACGTCACGCTTAAGGTTAATGTTATCCTCAATAGCCATACGTGAGCCAAGCTGACTGACAGTCTCCTCTAAGCTTGCAATGGTAGCAGCCTGCTGTGACACCCACCATACACCACCTGCAAGCTGGACAGCCATAGCTGCAACAAGAGCTATAGGCAGTTTAATGTTTTCCATAGCTTTACTAGCCTCTACTTAAACTTAATTTCTATAGGACATACGTAGTTGTAACTCACTCTGTATACCCTGTCGTACCACGTACCGTTCTTAGTTAATCCACAGTCGTAGTAACAGTACTGAAACAGTCGGTTACCACTCTGTGTCCAAGCGTGGTTAAATGAAATAAATGCAAGGACACAGAGCATTACACTAAGGCTTAGTAGGCCAGTCAGACTCTTCTAGGTTAGGCCAGTTCTCATGTGCTGGTAGGTCACGCAGAGCTTGGCGATAGGTAATCATCTCAGTAGACATAGTAACGTCAGACAACGCAAGATAGTCCGTCTTAGCAAGTAAAGCGTTTCTGAGGTTACGCATTGAAATACTTTTACGTGCATCTAGTTCTTCTTGAGTAGGTGCATTAGGATCACTAAAAGATGAACCATCATATAACCACCCAATACCCCCAGAAGTAGCAGCAACAAGGTTAGGTATATCAGAAAGATTGTCTACCTCTACTGTGTTAGTAACAACACCGTTTTCTACAACGTGGGCTTTCATTAGACGTACTCCTCTACGATTACGATACCAGCACTACCTGCGCCACCTGTGGGGGAGCCAGCTCCGTTCATACCTCCGCCGCCGCCGCCAAAACCAGTAGCAGCTTGGGCATTACTATTTCGCTGCATAAACGCACCACCAAAACCTAGAAGTGAATTACCGCCCATACCGCCGTTGACTTCGTTGCTGTATTGATCCATACCACCACTACCTTTTTGACCAGTAAAGTTTATGTCTCCATTAGAGCCAACACCACCTGCCGCAGCAGTTGGCGATCCGTTAGACCGACTACCACCGTCACCGCCTGTTGCTTGTAAGTAACTCCCAAAAGACGTAGTGCCGCCAGTACTTCCATCAGCATTAGTACCACTACCTGCGCCACCTGCACCAATAGTTACAGCGACAGAAGATACGCTCGAAACATCAATTACTTCAATAGACGCTCCGCCACCGCCACCGCCCATTGGGTTATCATTACTGCTATCCCATGCCGATCCACCACCACCACCACCAACTACAGTAACCTTTACCTTTGTTACACCTGATGGTTTTGTCCAAGTGCCACTTGAAGTAAACACCTGCATTGATGCAAAGCCACTACTACCAGCGGTAGCTACTAAATCTGTTAAGTTAGCCATTACTCGCCCTCCTCTTCAAGTGTCGCAGGGTCTACCCAATCAGGATTAGCTGTCCATGTAGTGCCATCAAAAGTGTAACGATTACCTGTCCAGTTTTCTGGTGGTGTTACGTTCTCGTGTAACGTTGCATTAACAGCATTCAAGTCACCGATAATAAAGTCAGGCGTAATGATGTTATCAGGAGACATCACTATTTCTGCTGCATCCTCAAAGACATACTTCGATAGACCTGTTGCTGTTTCTACGATAGTCTTTTTCATTAGACCAAACCTCCTAAGTATTCATTCATCTCACTACCAGTGAGTTTTGTTTTAACTTGTAATTCTGTTGAACTGATAGCTTTACCTATTTTACGCCCGTTGTTAGTAGTACTAAATGTACCATCGTTAGCTACGAAGTATGATGTGTTTGCCGTAGGGGCGCTTCCTGTGGTGTATTGGAATACGGTATCGTTTGCATTTCCAACAACAAACATTTTCACGCCGTTACTACTGAATGCTAACCCTAGTGGAGTAGTCTCTTGCGTGGCAACACTAAAGTTAGTACTGTCGTAAGAGGCTGTGCTTATATCATAAGCTGTAGATAAAGAGTATTGGAAAACAGAGTCTTGATTATTAATCAAGATAAATAATTTAGTTCCATCTCCATTAAATGTTATACTATTAGGATTTGATCCTTGAGAGGTGACACTTAAACTCTTTCCGCTGTAAGATACTGCACTTAAATCAAAGGCGGTGGCTAAGGTGTATTGATAAAGCGTATTATTATTACCCGCCAACACATACATTTTTGTGCCATCTGGGCTAAGAGCAACGTCCTGCCCTCCCGAAACTTGGCTGTAAACAGTATATGAAGAGCTATCAAGGGAGGCTGTACTTACATCCCATGACGTAGATAAAGAGTAGCTATGCACTCTAGCGAAAGAATTATCTATCACAAACATCTTAGTCCCGTCTGGACTAAAGTGCATTCCATAAATGATACCAGACAGACCTGTAGTAAAACTAGTACCGCCATAAGATGCTGTGCTTATATCATAAGCGGTAGAAAGGGTGTATTGATAAACTACTTTGTCTGTCCAACTTAGAATATACATTATAGTACCGCTTGAGTCAAAGGCAACATCATAAGGTACTGAAACTTGAGAAGAAACACTAAAACTAGATGAGTCATAACTAGCATTAGCAATGTCGTAACTAGAAAAAGTACCGACATTTACCACCCCGCCAATAATGGTGATCTCACCTGTGGCAGTATCTGCAATATCTTCCGCTGCTATGCCAATGTAGGATGAGGCGTTGGTTGAAGATGTAGGTTCAAAAACAACAGCAGTCCCGTAATTAGAGTTACCGCTATCTTGATAGGCAATAACTATTTTATTAGAGTTACTATCAAAAACAGCAGACGTGTAACTTGTACCAGAACTTTCGAAAACTATAGGTGTACCGAAACTAATAGAAGTACCGCTTACAGTGCCAATAACAACAGAGCCTGCACTAGAATATGCAATAACTACTTTACTAGAGTTAGCATCAAATGTAGCGGAAATCCATACTGTGTTTGTAGTTTCAAAAACTACAGGCGTACCGAAACTAACGGAAGTACCACTTACAGTTCCAACAATAGCAGTTCCATAGTTACCGTTTCCAGCATCTTTGTATGCAATAACTGCTTTATTAGATGTACTATCAAAAGCAGCCGAGATTTCGTATGAAGCAGCACTTTCAAATACCACAGGAGTTCCATAACTAATGGAAGTACCACTTACAGTACCTACTACAGCAGTCCCGTAATTAGAGTTACTGACATCTGTATAGGCAATAACTATTTTATTAGAGTTACTATCTTTAACAGTGGATGTATACGCTACATAACCACTGTCAAAAACTGCGGGAGTTCCAAAGCTAATAGACGTACCACTTACCGTGGCTACCACAGCCTTCCCGTCATTAGCATTACCTTGATATGCAATAATAACTTTGCCTGAACTGCTATCAAAAGTTGAGGAAATATAGTTAGACGCAGAGCTTTCGAAAACTACAGGCGTACCAAAGCTTATCGATGTACCACTTACCGTCCCAACAATAGAGGTTCCATAATTAGTGTTACTATCGTCACGATAAGAAGTAACAATCTTATTGGTGTTACTGTCATATGTTGATGAAATAAAAGCAGTAAAAGCACTTTTAAAAACTACAGGTGTACCAAAGCTAATACTTGTACCGCTTACAGTCCCTACTACTGCAGTCCCATAATAAGAATTTGCGGCATCAGTGTAAAAAACAACTACTTTATTGGAAGAAATATCCAGTACGGCTGATACATAGTCAACTCTTGCGCTTTCAAAAACTTCAGGAGTTCCAGCAAAAGGCGGTGCTTCAGCAACCACACTAACCGTACCATCAGCATTAACCACAACAACATCACCGTTACTAATAGCCCCACTAGCAACAAACTCATGTGTACCTCCACCGCCTACACCAGCAGCACCTATAGCTGTAGCAGTAGTAGCATCTACAGAAGCAATGTTAGTTAAGCCTCTGCTATTATCTACTACTGTAGTACCTGCAATCTTTATAGCCATTAGAGTACCACCTTATACCAGAGAGCCAAGATATTCGTTTGTCTCATCGCCAGTCATTGCGCTGTCGATTAGTAACTCTGTTGTGGAAATACCTCTGCCAATCTTGCGTCCGTTGTTAGTGGTGGTAAGGCTTCCGTCATCCGCTACAAAATGTGAAGCGTTAATAGTGTAACCGCCGAAAGTGCCTGTGGTGTATTGGTATACGGTGTCGTTGACGTAACCTATTATGTACATCTTAGTGCCGTCAGGTTTAATAAATATACCCTGTGGGCCTGTTTCTTGCCCAGCAACACTAAACTCTCGAATAAAAGAAGAAGTAGAAATATCCCAAGCTGTACTTAAAGAATACTCGGTTACGTCATCTCCAGAAGAACCAACAACATACATCCTAGTGCCATCAGGTTTAATGGATATACCTGACGCATCATACTCTCGAGAGTAAACAGAATAGTTCTGAGTATAGGAAGAGCTAGAAATATCCCAAGCTGTACTTAAAGAGTACTCGTTCACATAACCATCAGAAGAGCCAAGAACGTACATCTTAGTGCCATCAGACTTAAAGAACAATCCTTGTGCTACCGAAACCTGAGTAGCGACATTGTATGCTTGGAGATAGGAAGCAGTAGAAACATCCCAAGCTGTGCTTAAAGTATACTCATAAACTTGGTCTGTAGCCTGAGCCGCAATGTACATCTTAGTGCCATCAGGCTTAAAGAATAAGCCGTTAGGGTAAAGCGTTTGACTAGAAACACTAAAGCTCTGAACGTAAGAGGCAGTAGATACATCCCAAGCTGTGCTTAATGAGTATTCATTTACGTCACGCCCAGCGGTGCCGCAGATATACATCTTAGTGCCATCAGGCTTAAAAAATACGTCTTTAGGAATTGTTTCCTGCCCACTAACACTAAAGTTAACACTATCGTAACTAGCATTAGCCAAGTCATAACTATTTACAGTTTGCTCATTCACACCACCATCAATAGTGACAGCACCAGTAGCTGTATCTGAGATGTCCTCTGCTGCTATACCAATGTAGGAGTCTGCGGTGGTTGAGAGAAGAGTATTAATAGTCGCTGCTTTCCCCGGAAAAGGTGAGGAAGAACCATCTCGCCATCCAATAGCTGTTTTAGTGGCGTTTTCATCATAAACAACAAAACCTCTTTCAGAATAATAGGAAGTACTAA